AACTTACGAGAATACAAGAAGTAGTATGGGTTAGCTTGAGTTGTTGGTTCCGCTTTGAAATCCGCAATACCACAAACAAACGCTGGTGTTCCACTCGTAACAAAAGCATTACCGATTGTAACAACAGTTGCTCCTGAGTCAAAGTGAAAACCTTGTGTTTGGTAATTCCATGGTTCAGAATCAGTCGCTTCATACCAATTGACTGTTGGGTTTTTTCTACCCTTATACTGAAGGAGGTCAGAGTCGATACCAAAAAATGATGAAATTCCCAAGTAACTTCTTCTGACGTTATCTCCCGAAGCCGTTACAACATTCGAGCCACCTGCGGTTGTGCCAAAAGGTGGGTCAAAAAGAGTTTCGCCAGGGTAAAAATATCTGTTCTTGATAATTGGGAATGGTGAAGGATTGGTCGGTGATTCGTAAATTCTCTCATCAAGACCATAGAAACCACATGGAAGTGCGTCAAACGGAGCCTCATCCGCCATTTCAATCATAATATAAGCAGAGTTTAATGGGTATTCACCATCGAACGAACCAATCTTTTTACCCACAAAACTATTAGTTGCTGGGTCCAAAGTACAATTGGTATATTTTTCAAGAACGATTGGATTAGCATCTGTATCAAAGAAATCTCGTACCTGTACGTCAAAGGTCATATTACTGAAAGATACGTTAGCAATCGAAATTTTGATTTGAGTGTTTGCCAAATCACCATCAGAAATAGAAACAAATCTAAACAATCTGTAAACTTTATTACCACGAAGTTCAGAAACTACATATGGTGTTTTTGGACTTTGGTATTGTTGGAGATTCCACGCAATTGAGGTTGTTGAAGTAATATCACGAGCTTCAGGAAGAGCAATAAAGTCACAATTTAAACCTCTCACATATCCTTTGTTGTATCCGTAAGTCAAAAGACCTGGATATGATTCCTCAACATACACCGGTACCTCAAACTGAGACTTACTAAAATTAGTTATTCCGAGAACTTTAGTTATGTAATTAGCATTACTTGCCCCAAAAGAAACATCAAAATCGAAGTCGGTTCCTGTTTTAGTTACACCACTGATTTGGAATGTTGAGAATGGGTTTTGACTAATACCCGAGTAAGGTCCTGTACATACAATTTGTAAATCAGTAAGACCTGTTACTTGATAAAGTGGACCATGGTCAGTTGCGGTGTATTCCGAAACACCTCTTGAACGTAGAGTACCGACAACCAAATTACAATATTCAGTGAAAGATTCTCCACTGTAAAAGTAAACGTTACCTGATAGAGTTCCCGAGAATGAATTTGACGCGCCAGTTAAGAAGTTAGTTACAGCGTAGTTCCAAGAATAACCCGAATAATCACAGGTGTTGCCCGTTACATCAAAATTCGCGTAGTACCATGGGTCATTTATACTATCTGTCAAATCGTTTGCCTGTGGGTCAAGACTATCGACACCAAAATTATTACTTAGCACAGAAAACTGAGCATTTAATTGGTTATAACCAACTTGTGATGGCATTCCGTAGAATTGAGCCGTTGTCGCAGATAACGAAGTGTTACCTGATATGGAGTTCATAAACCCTTGAATGTCTTTCGAATAAGAAGATGTTGAACCGTCATAGAGGGTGTATTGTGTGTTGAGAGAGTTTGAAACTATTGAAGGTAGTGCAGATGTAAAAGTCACAGATGTACCTGTCGATGTACCTGTGAAAGTAGCCGACCAAAAAATTTGAGCAACACCAGCGTCAATACCTACGGTTTCCCCGTCAACGTTTGCAATAGCGGTTATAGTCCATGAAGGACCTGCGTCATAACCTGAAAGCCCCAAGACTCTTGTTACAAACAATTGATTAGATTGTTGAAGGTAGGCTTTAGCGATGTAAGCCGCTTCGTATTTAGGAATTTGAGTTCCTACAAATTTTTCAGGGGTTACACCACCAAAAAAGTTCTGAAATTCATCGTAGTTTGTTATGAATATAGGTTCGAAAGCCGGACCGTATAGAGTTTCACCAACCAAACCTAAAGTCGTTACACCAACGCTTTGTGCTACAAATGACAAATCAGTTTCGGATGTATAGACACCAGGAGATACAAAAACCTTTTGATTGGCTTGTGTTGTTACTTGAAAAAACATATTTTAATTTTTCTTATTCGGATTTATTTTATAGATAAATATTCAAGTAAAAAGTAAAAAACTTGACTTTTGGATATGTATTGATAAGCAGTAAGATTTTATTCTGCCTTTTTTCTACCTTTATGAAAATTCCCTCTCAGGATATTAAGAACCTTAAAATATCAAAACAGGCACACTCAGTGTTAAAAAACTACTGTGATAAACACGGAGTGAAAATGTATAGGTTTTTAGAAAACCTTATTTACGAAAGGTGTGGGGACAAAAAAGATATTTACGGAGAGGACTAAACTAATTTAGCCGAGAACAAAATATTTGCTTCTTCACCGACAGTTTCCTTGGTAACAACTACCTGAAACTTATCTCCTTGATTCAATTGAATGTCAAAAATATCTGACCCATAAAAATCATCGTTGATGTAAACATCGTAAGAATCTACATTAGTTGATTCAATAAACTTCACATCAATTCTGTAGTCTACAGGAAAATCGGTTAGCGTCGTATTTCCTGATGTGAAAAAAAACGGATAATCAAACTCATCGGGATTTGGTGGTGTAATCTGATTACGCTTTCCAACGGGAACTTGAGTATCTACTTCATAAACTTGAAGAACTCTCGCAACGGCTGGTTTCACTTGAAACTCCTCTTCATCAATTAGATAACCCAACATGGTGAAGTCGTAACTTTGAATGTAATAATTTCTTTTGTCTACATCAATGATTGACTCATCAGATATGTTGTTCATAACGATTGGTACATATTGACCTTTGATAAATGTATATGCTTGACGTGAAGAAAAAGTTTGAAGTACATTTTTGTTAAATGTATTTAATTCCCTCATTCTGTTACATAAAATTTTGACACTATAATCAATATCAACAGGTACAGGTTGGGGAATTGTGTAAACATCATATCCCTTTTGGTTTCCATTCCAAGTGGGAACTGTGGCGTAGTAAAATTGTTTTCTAACTGGTATTGTGTATTGAAGTGACGGATTGGTACCATATTTAACTTCAGGTTTTCTAACAACCGTTATAAATGGAAGTTGTACGTTGAAGTCATTGTCAACAAAATCCCAAGTTTCAGTGAATTGAGACCACCTTTGATTGGTAATAATTTTATTGATAACACTAATATCCTTGCCTGATACTGTGGTTTGAAGTGAAGTTTTTACAAACTCCAACATACCCAAATCCAAATCCGCATGCAATACAGATTTTGGGAGATACGTCCCGTCTTTATTAATGAACTCCAATAGTTGTTCTCGCCTAGCAGAGAGAGTCTTCGGAGGAACTAAATCAATTGTAGGTTTTATTTGTTTTGGATATGGCATCAGGTTCCGTAAAATTCATTTTGGCTTGCAGGAGTTGCAACAATGGTCCTGTAAAATGGTTTATACCCTCCGTAAGTATGTTTGTTGTCTGATACAACCCTTCCATCATCGGCAACAGAATAGTAACGTACCTTGCTTTCAGTTTCATAATAACCCAAGTAATCACCATAAGCAATATCAACCCCCAATTCATCAAGGTAAGATTGATAAATAGAAAATCTCATATTACCTGGTTCGTCTTGTTCAATACGAGAGTTACCGAGTCTCATACCAGTCGGAGATAAAATTTGAACATACCCCTTAAGTTCCACAGGTGCCAAGAATTGAATTCCACCCTCGGGTGATTCCCCATAAACATCATCGATTCTTGTCTTGTATCTATCAATACGATATAGAATGACGGTAAAGTTCATATCACCTTCCAACCATTCAGAACCCATCGAAACATCCAACGCATAATCTTCACCACCGAAGAATTTGCCAAGTCGAGTAATTGGTACTAATTTATTTGCCATAACCGATATATTGATAAATACATGTAGGATTGTTATTATTATCAGTAAAATGGTCATTAATCCTCCACATAAAATTAAAGTCGCCGACAGTGTTATTCACGGGTTGGGCGTGTTTGCCACACAAAAGATTTTGAAAGGAGAAATTTTTGAAGTTGCTCCTGTCTTAAAATTAGACTCTAACGTCATGTCTCATTATAGGTTTTTCTATCCACGTGGAGGACAAAACCAATACTTTGTTATTGGTCTTGGATATTCTTCATATTATAATCATTCGGAGAATCCAAGTGCCGAATGGAACAATACCGACGGACAAGAAAGTTTCAATTTCTACGCTCTTCGGGACATTGAAGTTGGGGAAGAAATTACCGTATTCTACGGAGATAGTAATTATTGGGCAAGCACAGGGCAATCTATAGAAGTAAAATAATGGGAATTAACCTCACAATAGAATCCAAAGCTGTTTCAATTCTTGAAACATACGAGGGGGCAAACAATTATATTTTAGGTTTAAAAGACAAACTTCAGAATAATAAAAAGTTTTATCCCACCCGTAGTCAAGCCGAGTATATTGTTACCAATAAAGACAACACCCCCAAGGTAGCTAAGAAGTGGGTTATGTTGGACTCATATTTCTCTAACAAAATTGCCAACGACAAATTCCTAATCAATGTGCCTGAAAAACTTTGGATTGAAAAGTTGTTGGCAGAGAAAGATAAAGCATACCACATTTGGGGAAAGTTCTTTGAGGGAGATGCTCTGTCCGACATTTGGGTTCCTAAGGTATCACTTATCAAAGATAACAAAGTTGAGATTGGAGAAATAAACTACGAGAAGTACAGTCACCGTCCTCCACTCGAGCACCAAAAGACCGCCATTGAGAAACTACTTGAAAATAAAAAATACATCTTGGCTGACGATATGGGATTGGGAAAGACAACCTCAACTATCATCGCATCTTTGGAGGCAGGTGCCAAGAAAATTCTTATCATATGTCCCGCAACCCTGAAGATTAACTGGCAAAGGGAATATGAGTTGTATTCAAAAAAGTCGTCTTATGTTTGTGAGGGTAAAAACTACTCTCCCGAGGCTGAGATTGTGATAATGAACTACGACATTATCAAAAACTTTCACGATACAAAAAATAGAAAAGACTCAATCATTCTACAATCCAAATTTGATTTGGTAATAATCGACGAGGCTCACTACATCCAAAATGTACAAGCCCAAAGAACCAAACTAATTAACGACTTGGTTAAAGATGTGGAAAGATTGTGGTTGTTGACCGGCACCCCTATGACATCACGTCCCATAAATTATTTTAATCTTTTGAGTTTGGTGGATTCACCTGTGGCAAAAAATTGGATGGCTTATGTGATTAGATATTGTTCGGGTTACCAATTCAAAGTGGGAATGAGAAAAGTTTGGAATGTCATGGGGGCATCCAACTTGGAAGAACTACGGGACCGAACCACTTCTACAGTTTTACGTAGACTAAAAGAAGATGTGTTGGACCTACCTGAAAAAATTATTACCCCTGTATATTTGAGACTAAGGTCAAAAATGTACGAAGAAGTGATGGGGGATTACTACAATTGGTACGACAAAAATCCAAATGAAAGTAAAAACCTATCAATTCAATTCACTAAACTCACGGAAGTTCGACAGGTAATTGCGAATGAAAAAACTCAACACACTATTGAACTTGCGGAAAACATTATAGAACAAGGAAAAAAAGTTATAATCTTTTGTAACTTTACGAAATCTTTGGAATCCATTTGTGAACACTTTGGAAAATCTGCGGTACGACTTGATGGTTCTATGTCTAAAAATCAAAGACAAGAATCTGTGGACAGGTTTCAAGAAGATGAAAAAGTAAAAGTGTTTGTTGGAAATATCAAAGCTGCTGGTGTGGGTATTACCCTAACCGCTGCCGAAGCCGTTATTATGAATGACCTTTCGTTTCTTCCCTCTGACCATAGTCAAAGTGAAGACCGAGCTTACCGATATGGACAGAAAAACAATGTTTTGGTTTATTACCCTATCTTCGATAACACTATCGAGGGAATCATTTACGACATTCTCGGAGCAAAAAAGAGAATCATCGGAACTGTAATGGGTGACACTCAAGACGAAACAAATGTTGTAGAAGAAATCTTAAAGAGCATTAACCAAAGAAGATAAACTCAAGTTTCCTGTTATTTATAGAAAAATCTTCTAACATGGAATATCTACAAGAATCCGTGGAAAAACTCGAAAAGAGAATTATTCACGAACAAAAAAAGGAAGAGGTAAAAGTTCTTATCAAAGAAATGAAAAAAATCGGGATAGAAAAACTCCCGTATGCCTATTCAGCCTTGAAACGATTCATTGACCCCGAGACAATGAACGTTCACTACAATAAACACTACAAAGGTTACGTTGATAAACTCAACGGATTTTTGGAAAAAAGAAAAGG